CGTTCTATACCTACCTCAGCCTTACGGTCGGCGGTTTCTTTTGATAGATTTGCAGATACCTCTCTGATTTCCTTGACTGTTGCCGCAACCGAATCTGGATGCCCAGTCGCATCTTTATAGCATTGTTCTATCGCATCATGAATACTATCTCTTACTTCTTCTCCGTAAACGGCTTCTTTTATCTTTTTCAGATACTCATTTATAAGTCCCATCTTTTCTCCTTTCTACTCTATACGTTTCCACATATAACAAGTAATGTACGGCTGTAAGTTATTGTGTGCATTACCGCCTCCGGCACTCTCCACCGTCGCACTTGCCACATGGCTATGCGTTGCATTAATTTTAAATCCGTCTTTGTATTTTGTTGTTTTATCTGTATTACTCGGATAAAAAGCAGCATCGTCACCTGATGCACTACATATGCCGCTTACCGTGTTCCCCGGACCCCAACTTGCACTCTGCCCTGCAAAATTATGCACTGTACCTGTAAGTGATTTTTCTGTAACTTTAACTGTTGTAGAATGTTTGTGTGACGGCATTTCATTAATTGATAATGTGTGTGTTTTCTCACCGCCAGTCTTTTCAACCGTTGAAAAATCACCGTCCGATGTGTTTACACTCACGGGTACCCGACCAGCTCCCCACGTTACCCATGTGCCACCGAAAAGCGTTCCGGGGTTTGTGTTATTTACACTCATATAAATACTACCTACGGGGTATACTTTATCGAGCGTAACCCCGCCAGATGAATGAGCGTCAATGTAATTTTTTATTTTCGCCCACAATCTCGTCAAACCGTCGTTATCCAGATAACCCATAATCCCACCTCACTTTATACACAAATAGCGTCAATCTGCGCGTTTGTGATTGCCGTAATAGTAAAGATTTCGCCCAGCGGGTCCCATGCGGTACCATTCCAAGCTACGTTCATACCTGCCCCGCCGTACTTACTAGCCGCCTCAATATTGTAAACATCACCGGTACGCTGTCCGGTTGTCGGCAACTTTTCAGTGGATGCGACAGAACCGCAATATTTATACATATTTGTGATTTCTGATTTCTTAGCGTATGTACTCGACAAGGTGGCGTTTGTCGGTAACGCATCGAGCTTACTTTTATCGGTCGCACTCATAACACCGGCCGCACTACTAGTTGCCCCACTAAAGACAAACCCACATAAATCTACGGCCGCCTCACCTTCATCCCTCGTAATCCAGAAGCCGCATTTATCCGCAGAGGGATTGTAAGCCCTCGTTTGTAAGCTACCCCAATAGCCACTCCCGAATAACACCATAGTCTCATGTCCTGCCGCTGGTGCCGGTACGAGTCCATGAGTACCCATTGCGTCACCACTTGCGGCGGCTTTAAAATCACTGTAAGTGGTATCGTTATCCGCGCCCCAAATAGCTGTGCCATCTGCGCTCCAACGTAAGATTTGACCGGAAGAACCGCCCGCCGGGATGTGTTTGTTACCACTTGTCGTAGGATGTGTATAGTTGTTCGCGTTTGTGGCAATACCGTCTAATTTCTTTTTATCTGCCGCGGTCATAAGACCGTGTGCGGACTGAGTAGCGTCGTTATAGGTTGTGTTATTGTCATTAGCCCAAACCGCAGTACCATCCGCGGACCATTTAAGGAACTGACCAGCTGAACCACCTGATGGGATGTGTTTGTTACCACTCGAAGTTGGATGAACATAATTGTTCGCACCACTCGCGATACCATCCAATTTCTTTTTATCATCAACACTCATAAGACCGTGTGCCGACTGTGTCGCATCAGAATAGGTTGTATTTGTAGGGGTATCCCAGGTTCCATCTCCCCGTAAATACTGTGACTGTTTACCTGCCGCCGGTGCAGGTACCAGACCATGCGTACCTGCTGCGGAACTTGTTGCACCTTTCATGTCAGCATATGTGGTGTTAGCCGGTGTTCCCCAAGTTCCGTCTGCTTTTAAATATTTACCTTCGTTTCCTTTCGTTGGAGCAGGTACTAAACCGCTACCGCCATCTGCGGATGCTGTCGCCCCTTTAAAATTACCATATGTCGTGTTTGTGTCCTGTGTCGTAATCGTTCCGGTTGTTCCATCACCTTTGGTAAATGTAATGGTTTTACCACTTACCGAGAGATTAGTAATCCCTTTATTAAAAAGTCCTTTAATTTTGTTCCATAAATAAGTAACGCCATTATTGTCTAAATAAGCCATTTTATCACCTCATCGTTTTTTATTTACATATTTCGTCTAGTTCCAAGTTTGTTATCGCTTCTATATCTTTCGATTGCGCGATAGATATCGCCATGTCTGACTTGTCGTTTGCTCCGTTAGCCGTTTCTCTTACTTTTTCTACATTGTTATTTATAATTAGAACACTTTTTTCAAATGTAACTTCATTGGAAAAAGTTTTTTCTGAAAGTGTGGATAGTGTTTTTCCAAGCGTAATTTTTGGATTTTCCAAATCTATCTCGTATTTGTTAACGAGATAATATGTAGATTTGTCTCCCGGAGTGCTTAACAGATTATGATGCGTTGACACGCAAGGAATCAAATCTCCCAAGCCTATGGCATCAATCTCCACATCAATTTTATGCAAATCCACCGCTGTCAGTTCAATCGTAGTTGTCAGATTAATGCACTTGTTTAGATATTCCTGTGCTTTTTTTAGGAGGGTGTTTGGATTATTAATATCGGGAAAATCCACCTTATCACATATCCACCCATAAAGCTCAACTGCCTCTGGGCTGTAAATATAGTCCGTTCCATCGTGTCCTTCCGCGGTCTTGATTGTTACATTATTTGCACCAATCGGAGCTCCAATTGGAATAATTGCCGTTTTAATGTCTTCTGCTTTTACATACTTCTGAAAATCAAGAAGATTTTCTCCGAATCGGATTACCTGCGTACTGACTTTTCCGTATTGCTTCACATAGTCAAGGTAACGAACATTATTTTCATAGCGCACCCTAAGATAACCTTCGTATTTTTCAAGAAAATTCGTATTAATAAAATCCCAGGTAGTTTCATAGTTTGTCGCCAAAGTTTTAATTTCTACTGAATCAATATCAACAATTCCTATTTCAAACTGCTTTTCTTTTTCTACTTGAGAATTATGTTCTTCTATTAATCGTTTAAAAATTACAATATTAGTATCTGCCTTATGAATTTCTCCCGACTGGCTTCCATAAGTGTGTGGACGCTGAATTGTGTCAAGTAAATAAGATAACTCTCCTTCGCATGTAATCCGACCAGTATATTCAAAGTCTCGCTGATCAGTAATGGAACGGCCACAATATAGCAATCTTGAAGCCTCCCCACTATCTGATATGTCAACATCATATACTTTCAATCGAGATTTCAATTTCTTTATATCGTTTACATGAGGATGAGAAGGGAGTATGCCGAACTCAAAACTCCCTGTCTTATTAAGTTCAAGAGAGATTTTTGGTGTTATAAGCTGATACTCCTCGTCTCTCACATCATGCAGCGTTTTATCATCACAATAAATGCGATACATTACAGCAGCCC